CATATTCCAGAGCATGCGTCATATTCAGGAGCAAACATGGCGCCCTGCTTCTTTAGCCGGTTACGGGTTAAAATAGCTATGCACAGCAACTGGTCTTGCCGGTGACCGTCGCTGACTGCCAAGACGCTCTCTCTGGTGGTGTCGCCTAATCGTTGCGTGATGATTTTATCCCACCAAAGAGGCGGATCCCAATCGTCGGATCCTTGAATAATAATTTCTCCCACGGCTTTATCGGCAGCCCGATTCCATGCGGCAATGCACCCACCCTTGCCGATAATGGGAGCCCAAGGCTTGAGCGCGTCTGACTTGGGATCGTCATCGTCGCACGAAAAGATCCACTCCACGCTGGCTGGATCGGCGGCTTTTTTCATCCAAAGGATGCGCTGATTGATGGCTTCCTGCGGACGTCCACGAGTGGCGTGGCAGACAGATATCTTGATGGGCCGCTGTTTGCGCCATTGCTTTTCTATCTTGTCGGCCTCGGCCAAATCTCCGGATGCACGGGCGGCCGTAATATAAAGATCAATACACTCAAAGTCATAAATGGCCCTTTGTGCGTTCCATTGCGTCAGGCCAGGATCCGGCTGCACCATAGCCGCCTTGAGCATGTGATAGGCGGCTCCCCACCTGCCCTTGCTCGCCTCTTCTCTGGCCATGAAAAACAGTGCTTCTCTGCGCCCAGGATTGGATTGGTGAGCCTTGCCAAAGATGGCCATGCGCTCCCCTTGATCCGGATGCGCCTGCCCCATGTTGCACCAAGATTCATAAGCCAGAGTGGGCTCCTGGCTGGGCCAAAGGGCGGCCACATGTGACCACGCAAGGCTTTGTTCGCGCTTGCCGCTTAAAAACAACTCTTGCTGCAAATAATACGCATACTTGCCGGCCTCACTTAGTTCCGCAGAAAGAATCCGCATATTTCTGTCGGCGGATCCGGCCTTATATCCATTTGGGTGGTGCTCAACCCATGCGCTTTGATCGACGGCTACCTTTAGGCCCGGCAAGGGCAGCAATGCCTCATGGACTGCGTGCTGCCATCGCCCAGACCAACCACCATCCGGAATGCGTTTTGCCAAACGCTCGCGCACTGGCGTCAGCTTGGCGTTTATGACGTCATAAACAGCGGCAAATAGACCGAGGCTTTCGTCCGCCATCAATGCGCTGGCGGCCGTTTTAAGCGCGTTTTTTAGCCCTTCAGATGGCAGGTCGTCGCAATCCACCCACATAGCCACATCTCCGGTGCATGCTTCCAATGCCGTATTTCTGGCATCAGCAAAATGATCCACGTGAGGCCAATCAGAATGCTGTGGCTTGTTTTGGTAGTGAACAATCTTGGCGCCGTTTTCTTTTGCAATGGCCTCCGTGCCGTCATCCTCTGCACCTCCCCGCGCCATGCAGACCACCAGCTCATCTGCCATGGGAGAAAATGCTTTTAAGCACCGGCCTATGTACTCAGCCTCCCGGCCGGCAATCATGTAAATTGAGATTTTAGGATCTTTAGGCATTGGCCTATTCCTCTTTCAGGCCAAGAACAAGATTAGAAATGTTAAAATCCACGGAAATAATCCGATACGTGACGCTGTTGGCCTGCATCTTGGATCCAATGGTCGGCGCTGTGCCGATCACGTCTTTGTCGCAAGTGAATGTGGCGTTTAGATCCAAGTCATAACCGTTCAGCTCAAGATTTTCCCGGCGGGTGACGGTGGAAAGGATCCCGGTGACGGATGTGGATCCAAACGTGGCGGAAGTTCCAAACTGATCGTAACAGACCGCCAGGCTTTCTTTTAGGCAGTCGGTAAATTCAGACATTGATAGGATCTCTTAATGGGGAAGGGCGGTGGACTGATTACTCAATCCACCGCCCCACCTTCAGATTATTTAGCTACCAACCACGCGGACGAGAGCCCTGGACTCACCAACGGCCACGCCATAGATCAAGGCGAGGGTGCGCTGGAGGGTGCCGGCTTGGATGTTGTAGTGCTCCCGGCTCATGATCGACAGACCCGTGCGGGGTTCGGTCACGATGGAGATGTCTCCGGGGATCGGCACGCCCGTGGGGATTTCCGGAACGCGAGCCGCGATGACCAGCGCTTCCTGTTGGGCGAAGAATCCGCCCAAGGTCGCACTGTTCGTCGGCACCGAGGGGTACTGATTAATGTTGAATCCCGCCACTGCTCCGAGGCCGGCGTTGCGGACGGCATCACCGCTGATCTGCGGATTGGCCACCACGCTGCTGTCCTTCAAGAGGGCGCCGAAGTACGAAGGCGAAAGAACCGCATACCGGCCATTGGCCTGCACTTTATTGTTGTTCAACGCCACGCCAGCGCTGACCGCCCAGCCGTAGCTGAACGAACCAGAACCAACCGTGATGGAGGTGGTGAAGTTGGAGGTCGTCACCAAGGCCAACAGATCGCCAACCATTTGGAGACCAATGGCGTGAGCGGCCGCACCAGCGAAACGCTCAATGATGTTAACGGCCGAAGTGGTGCGCTCCTGATCGTCCACCGAGTAGGAAACGTGCTTGAACTTGTTCAAGGTGATCTGCACGTCCGTTTGGGTGACCGCCGAGGCCACGTAACCGTTGGCCTGGCTGTAATCCTGCGCGGTCAGCGCGGAGAGCTTGGAAGTGTAGACCGAGGCGTTGTAGCGAGCCGCGTCGCTGGAGAAGTCAGCCACGGCCTGACGGCCGAGCCAGCTGTAATCTTCGACGAGGATTTCGAGCGCGCGCTGCGCAATTACATTTGCATTCGTTGTTCCGAGTGTGTTTGCCATTTGATTATCCTCCGGGCCTTACAGGCCCAGTTTGCGGAGCAGGGTGGTACGCTTTAGCGGATCCTTCTCCTCGTTGAATTGGTTTAGGATTTCAGCACGCGACAGCTTGGCGTCCGTGGTTTGAGCCGGCACGGGCGCTGCACCAGCAGCGTCGCGCTCGACTTTTTGTGTAAATTCAGTTTTTTCGGCTTCAGGCTTGGCGGCCATTTCGGTGGATTCGGCAACCGCTTCGCTTTGTTCGCCGGCGATGTCTTGCTTCTGCAAATCCATCAGCGTGTCGAGCTTGGCGTTGAGAGATCCAATCATGGCGACCAGATCCGCAATGGTGGGCTCTGCGGCCTTCACCTCGGCCATGGGCGCCTCGGCCAATTCGGCTTTGGGAGCTTCAACGGGCGCGGGTGCCGGAGTTGCAGGAATGGTTTCAACAGCCGGAGCGGATTCGCTCAGCTCTTCTTTCTTAACTTCGACAACAGGTGTTTCCATTTGTGTTTTTGAAAACGTGTCAACCGGAAGTCTTGAAAATGCACTAAACAAGGAAGCGTTGGCCGCTGGGGTTGCCACGACCGAGACGTCGTAGATTTCCGTTACCCTGGCATATCTTTCGCCCCTACCGTCGTCTGGCACCCCGGAAAAAGTGAGGCTCAATCCAAACTGATCCGGCATGGCGGCCGCAAGGCTGGCCACATAATTGGCCTTCTCGCTGGAAAGGAGGGTCAGATCGCCCAGCAGCCGGTCGCCCTCAATATGGAAATTATCCACAAAACCAAGAATATCCATGACCTGCTGGGCGCCATGACCGTTGGTGACCTTGATCCGGCCCATGGTCTGGGCGACTTGCAGTGCCTGAACAAGGGTGGTTTCGTCGATCAGCAGGTTGTGGCCCTTGGCCTCACCCGCTGTTAAAATCGAAACGTTACGAAGTTTGGTGGCCATGTCGGCCACCGGATGTCAAAATCTAGTTTCTGGTAAAAACTGGATCCGGAAAAATTGCCTCTTGAGCCACAGCCTGACCTCCGGATCCTGACGACCTGGAGGCAATGATGGCCCGGCTGATGGCATCTGAAAGTGTCTGCGCCCATTGCTGGCTTTTGGTCTCAAAAGATTCATCCCCAAGGATGCCACCCTTTTTTAGCGTAACCTCCCAAGGTCGTGGCCTGAACATTAAATAAAGAGGCCACACAGATAGGGCCAGAATAACAACACCCAATGCTGTAAATTCCTTAATCCACGCAAATCCGAAAAGCCACATAAGCAAAACAACCAAAGACCCGCAAATCATGCTCATGGCACTAGCCTCCCTCTTGGCGATGGAAACGCCCTGCAGGTTAGGCACTGAAATGGTTGTGGTGGGTGGCGATCCTATGGTTACGGCCGTGCTTCTGACGCAAACTACACCGTCCCAAAAATAAATATCGTTTTGCTGATCCTCTTGGATCTGCCGGCTGGCGGCTTTTCTGACCTCGTACCTCACGGCTTAAATGTATGCCGTGCTTAAAATATGGTCAATTAGCCTTTTTCTTTTTGATCGGCTTGTTTTTAAGGCCCACGGCTTTGGCCACCATGTTCAACTCTTTTTCTGAAAGCTGAAAATCGGGATCGTCTTTCATGGTAAAAGTTTCTGAAGGCGGTGAAATTTTTTTCAGCAGTTTAATTTCTGCCTCCAGTTCCGCTGTGGTTTCTGGTGCAGAAGCCGGGGTGGCGGGCGCTTTTCCGTCCGCAATCTTGCGGGCATCCTCCTCGGTTAATCCATAGACGCTAACCAAAATCGTGACGGCCTGCTCGCTGGTGATCTGACCGGCAGAAATGCTCTGAAGAATACCGATCAGGCTGGAAGCTGCCCCTGCCCCAATCTTGGTGATCAGCGCGTCCGGACGTGTGCCGGCACCGCCCGACACATAAATTTCTTCAGATTTTCTTTGATCCACCTGCTCCTGCCAATCGAGGCCAAGCTCACCAAAGTAGTCAGCCAGCGTGGAAAGCCCGGCCTTGTAGTCTTCGCGGGCCTGCATGGCCTCACGGCCGGCATCCACCGTCAGGCTCTTGGGTGTCTGCCAAGAAATCCGGTCATAATCCTTGGCGGCCGGCAAATCCCCCTTGGCAATCGCTCTGGCAATAAAGAAACGCCAGGCACGCTGACAGAATCGATCAATCAAAAGCCTTTGCCGCTGCTCAAA